TTATTCAATTTTTTTGTTAATTAATAAAATCCTATTTATTATGGATTCATAAGTGTTTTTTCCATTAAAGATTTCAGAAGAAAAGCCTCTTAATGTATGAAGGAAATTAAAAAAATCTGAATTGAGGTTTGTACAGATTAATATTCTCAGAAATTCTTTATCATTTATTCCGACTTTGCTATTATTCAATGTCATATTAAACATACTTATATGTATTTCTATGTTTCTCAATGAATCATATAATTCAAATTCAAGTTCTTCCAATGTTCTAATAATATCTTCATTTCGGGTTTCAACATCAATTACAATATCTTTAAATACTTTGTAGTCGTTATCTTTTATTAATGGTAAACTTATTTCAAGTTGTCTATATACAATGTCCAATGCTCTATTAAATTCAACATCTTTCCGATTATCTTCTATTTCTGCTTGTTGTATGTTAATCTGTTCCTTCTGCGATTGGTAAGCCTTATAAACGAAGTATATTGTTATTATAGATACTATTAAGGTTATTATGCTTACTACAGCTTGTATATTGTCTGCTGTGGTCGATTCTTTTGTTGAATTACTTATGTTATAGTATAGACTAAAGAACAGGATTATTGAAAATCCGATTAGTACGGTTTTTATTTCTCTGTTTGACATCTTTTTAATTGGTATGTTTTTTTGTAGATTCTTTAAATTGAAATTATTGAGGTTACTTGATTATTTGAGATTAGGTGAAATGGTAGAATTGAATATTATTCATTAAAGTCTGCCTTGAAAAATGCTAGGGATTTTTTTGCCTCTTTTATTACATCAAGGATAATATTATTGACATTGTCACTTTTGTCTGATAGGTCAAATTTACTGCTCCAATCCACATATAATGTGTAAAACCTTTCAATATTAGATTCTAATTTTACGTCTATATTCCATAAAATAATATAGACTAATTTCAGTTTGTGGTCGTGTGACAAACCTCTAACATTCAAAAGTTTTTTATACGCTGAAAATTCTTTATTCAAGAACTGAAAGAAATATAAAATCTCGTGGCTATTCAACAAGAATATATTATATGATTCCTTAAGGTTGTTATTTCTTTCTTCCCTTACAGGAGAATTGATATAATTAGTATACCTGTTATAATTTACTTTCTGATTAATAGGTTTAAATCTTTTATTAGTAAATTCCAATTGTCTATATACTATGTCCAATGCTCTGTTGTATTCTAATTCTTGGTCTTTCTTGAAATTATCTTCTTTCTGTTGGTGAAAATTGATGTATAGAAATGCTATTGTTACTATGTTGATTACACCCCCTACATACGCTATAACAGTACCTATTGCTTCAAAACGGTTGTTTGTATCGATAAACCCTGTCCAATACTCATATATACTAATACCCCATAATGGTGATAGTATTACCAAAGCGATTAGGAAAAAAGCGATAACAGGAATTGCGAACTCAATAATTTTTTTCATACTATTTTTGGTTTGGATTTGTATATTATACAAATCTATAGTTTTTAATTTATTTTTACTGACTTATATAATATATAACAAATCTGACCATCAGAAACACACCTAGAATCAATTATCTTTTTGTTTTAATATAAGTAGTCCAAAACAATGCAAAGTGTCTTAAAACGTCTTATTTTACGTGTACTGACCTTATGTATTCCTGTAACTTTTCTATCTCCCTGTTAGATGTCTCTTGGTCGTAATAGTTGTCCATATATTCTTTAAGAATTGCTATTGCATCTTTGTACATATGGTATTCTATAAGCTTCATAGACCTTCTCCAAACAGATATCCTCACATAGTCATTGCTGTAGTCTTTTTTCCTGAAAAGGGGATGGTATTCTTCCAAAATCTGTTTTATCTTTTTCATATGACCAAGATAGGGATACTAAAAATATTAGCAAAGTATTGTTGGTAAGTTGTGAATAAAAAAAGACCACATTTGAGCTGTGGTCTTGATTCGCATAATGTTCTAACAATTATTGAATGGAGTATTCAAATATAATGAAATGTTTATATTAAAAAAGCTGTATAAAAAAATACAGCTTCCCAAGTCACCTTGTATTTAATATGCCTAAATCAAATATAACTAAATTTATCGATAAACAAAAAAAGACCACCTTTGGATATGGTGGTCTTAAACAACGTCTATGGGGTTTTATTTAATTTTATTACCGCTGTCAAATATATGTGTTTTTCGTTAAAGATTGGTTAACTTCTTGTTATGTTATTGTTTAATGTATATCTATATTATATAACTATCTTCTGTAATTTTATTTGACTTTTGGTATTGTTGTTAGTGTAGGTTACTTCCAATAGCTTAAAATAGCTGTTACCGTATTTGGTCTGCAAGAAGATTGGTCTGCTCATATCTAGATTGGTTATATCTGATTCTGTCAAATATGCTTCAGCTTCCATTATCAGTAAGTTGTCATTGATAAGTTCCTTAAGTTGTTGTTGATGGTATCTGTTATATAGGGTTACCGAATCATCATTTACTATATATTCTGTAGTATAGTATTCTTCAGGTAGGTCGAACAGTATTGAACCCCTAAGCCAATTTTCCTCTGATATTAAATGTATATCAAACATTGAAGTATAATTGTAATGGTAAGGTTCTATGACCGTTTCACCTCTATAGTGTATAGGGTATTTATCTGCTAAATATTTCATTCCGTTACTGTACATCAATCTCAATTTTGACTTGAACGGTTTCTTTTTTCCTGTAAGGAATCCATCCGATTTGAATATGCAGGGCAACATCTTAGCGTCCTGTGAATGGTTGTAATTTATCGTAGGACTGAATATGACTTCAATGTCCTTATTGCCTGAAATACCTTTACTGTCATTTACCTTTAGGTTACCATATCCATTTGTTCTACCATTCTTGTAGTAGTCATTCAGCATATCATTATCTTCAGCAAATTTATAAGTATATGATTTTGGTAGGTTTGAATTTGAAATTAAGCTGTAATTCTTGAAATCAATCTTATCCGTCCAATCAATAGCTTTATTTCTATTTAGGTTAATTACATCTTTATAGAATGTATGGTAGGGTTCTATAATCCAATTGTTCTTATTTTTGGGGTCTTGCACCATATACAGGTTGAATAGGGTCATAACCGATTTAAGGAATTCCTGAAGCTTTACACCTTTGGGAATTGCATCGAAAAGGTTGATATTGTCATTAAGTTGTATAGGGATTTTACTTACTGTGTTTTCTTTACCGAATCCCATCGTAATCATTTCTATCCTGCAATTGGCATCAAAGGTTCCATTCTCTTTATAAATGCCAAATACATATTGTCCATCCATCAATGCTTCATCTACTCTAATCTCAATAGGAAATGTCACATCTCCTGTATTGTTCTTTTCTATTCTCTTATAATATTTAAGGTTATTAGAATTGATTGATTTCTCGGCTCTTAAGTCAGCCAATCCAGTCAAGAAAGTTCCTGTAAGATTACCCCTAATAATTAAATTATAACTAATGGTCATTGAGGTCTTCAATGTCTTGTCCTTTGCTTCAAGCCAAGGTATGTTGGTCTGTATATCGTTGAATCCTACTGACCTAGTGCCAGTGACAAAATTGTCTGTATCATCCAAAATTATATTATTGGGAAATGCATAACTTGATTTTGCAAAGAGTTGGTCTCCACTGCCTATAGTGCCTATACCATACCAAATAGCTGACCATACACCACTGACATTTTTTGTTAATTGTTCCTCGGTGTATGGTACATAAAGTTTTTTGAAAGAAGAAGAATTGATAAAATCCGATTGATAGGTGAATTTATTCAATAGCGTATTATCTTCATTCCATTGTGTAAACTTTTCATTGATGGTGTCATATCTAAATCCCTTGAAAATACTGTCAATATATCTTTTTAAAAAGACAGAAGGTCTTAGATTACGAAGGTCATATGCTGAATCCCAATGGTTAGGTTCAATGGTAGGGTTTCCTTGGTCATCATTTGTATTAGGTCGGTCATCCTGACCATAGTCAATCTGTGGAAATATATATTGATGTACCATATCCGCATTCCAAGTTGTCATTACATTGGAAATGGTGTAAGGAATAACATCATTAATGGAATCCAAATCCGACAATTCCCTTTCTGCTAGGTCAGAAAAGAACTGTACCAACGCACCTATTATTACACAATTATATTGGATAGTATTGTCCTTGATTTCAGTTGTCTTGACCATCAAAGAACCTTCAAGAATCTGAATATTGTTCTCTAAAAGTATTGCTCTTACGGTTCTGTTACGAACAAAGTTATGCTGTAGTTGAGTTGAATATTCATCACTCGAATAAGTGGATATATCATATAAGTTACCAAGTGCAATGTTGTTTCTTTCTGTTCCCTTTAAAACAAAATCCTTGGTAAAATTATCCTTACGACTTGATATGTCTCTTATGTTCTCAACACTGAAAATTGTCTGAAGTTGTACTTCTTCCGTATCTAATATTTGATATTCATTTTCTCCTAATATGTATAAGCTATATGTGCTGTTCATTATTTATTCTTTAGTTTAAAGTGTTACAGCAATAGCCAATAAAAAAGGCTACCTTTTACAGTAGCCTAATAATTTTAATGGATAACAGTATTAGTATCCATAAATACCATCTAGATAATTTGTTCTTGCTCGCATCCATTCTGCAAGCTTAAGCAATCCCATAGACCAATCAGATTTATCTGTCCATTTGGCTTTGTCCTGCTCGTATAATTTTCGTTCAAATTTGATTGAAATATCCCTTGCAACATTATAAATGTTGTCTGCACTGAATACACCCATTGAACGAAGCTGTTTATATCTTGACCTTATTTCAGTCTCATATACACCCCATACTTTTACCTTCCAAAATTCAGTAGTATTGGCAGGTACGTTCAATGATTCATCCCATACACGACCACTTGTGCCTGCAATCTCACCACCGTTCCAAGACTTGAACCAAGTATCTAAATCATAAGGTGTCCATTGCCATTTACCACCACTATTATATGTCATAATATGGAAGTTCCTACTAATACAGTCAACTAATTTAAAGTAGTCCAAGAATAAATATGTATCAACAATGTTGTTGGTTACGAATCCATTCCTGAATGCTGTATTAGCAGATGCCAATGGTGTAGCACATAATGTGGTAAAAGTGTCCAGTACAGTCTGTACTTCAGGTGTTTTAGTTTTTGGATTTCTTAATTCAATTCCACCTAAAGTAGTGTAGTCAACTGCATTTCCCAATTCAAATTGAGTATGTGCAGGTAAATCTTTTGTAAGGTCATAGTTTTGATATTTTTTTCCAATATTGAAATTCCCTATACCATAGAAAACACCATTGATATATAGTACAGCAGGATAACCATCTACGTGACCTAATGCACCTGTTTCCATCGATAGAGAACCATTTGCACCAAGTAAACGTTGGTCAGTCTCTCTTTTAGGAAATCCATCACGTGTCTGTATCATTTGTTCCCAAACCCTATTTGCCGTGATATTACAAACGTGCATAGGCTCGATGTAATTTACCTTAAATACATATTCACTATGTGGTAAAAGGTTTGCTAATCTTAATTCCTTGCTTGTAGCCATTGTAGCATCTGTGAACAATTCTATTGTCCAGTTCTTTTCAGGATATCCTGCTGAAGAACTTCCTTGTACTTCATATCTTGTGTAGAAATTATGTACACGACCATCAATGGTGATAATACTATTACCACGCATAAATGTACCTTTAGCAGATGGAATTGGGTCAGTAGTAGTCAATTCAACCTTGATTAACTCTACAGGGTTATATCGTGTAACATCAGGTATGTTCTTGCCTGTTCCACCTCCACCACCGCCTTCACCATAAGGTGCAAAAAGTTTAGGTAGTACTATTTCTACTTTAGAATCAAAAAGATAACCGCTAACATTGTGATTGAAGACAATAAAGCAATTCTCTTTTGCTTCATAATTTATTGAATTTAATCCTTCTTTGCTTGCTCTAATGACAGCTATTTCAGTTGTCATATCGCCTGCATAAACAATTGCCAAAGCCTGTAAAAATGTTTCGGTGTAATATTCAGGAGCAACCAATGCGTGTATGGTTTGACCACTAGCCAATGGTATTGGATTGGTGTAACGCATTGAAAAAACACCTCCGTGCGCCCCTTCCAAAGGTCTCATTATTCCTATGTTGGAAAATATACCAAAAGGTAAAACATTAGTTCCACCATTATTTTTTAGTTGGTCAAATTCAATTTGGCTTACCACACCTACAGCACTTTTTTCACCTATATTAGACGGTGATAAAAATATAGGTTGCTCAACAATTACCTCACCCCAACATTGCGGATTCTCCCAACTTGCACCAACAGAAGACATAATTACAACATAACCATCAGCTGAAGGTGAATATTCACTCTCATACTTAATCATTGGGTCTGTAGGTTGTATCCTTCTTTGAGTACCAATGTTGGATACGTAATTGTAATTGGTGTCCAAGAACCACCCCATTACAGTACCTGCACTGACCGTATCACCGAATCTAGTTCTAAGGGTTACGTCATCACCTTGTTTAACGGCAATTGGTTCGGTGAACCTTACCATTCTTTCATCATTTTTTAACGTTCCATCACCTAATAGTTGACCAACATTACCAAATGTTAAGTTGTCGATTGCCCTTAATCCCTTATTACCTTTTAATTCATCAACCGAACGTTTTGATGCAACAGCATTAACACTAGTTGTGCTATCTACATCAGAAGGTTTAAGGAAAAGGAATTTTACAACTTCTTTGAAGTCACCTGCATTAACACCATCCCTGTAGTTAATTGCAATTTTCCTTGGTTGAGTTGCGGTATATGTAAAAGTCTGAGGTGTATTGAGTGCATTATATGACATTCCTTCTTCAGGAATGACATTGTTGCTCATATCAAAAATAACTATTGCAGGTGTATCAAGATTTTCAGTTGCTGAACGCAATCTTACTGTTTCACCTTTAGCGAGTTCAAAGATTGCTGAACGAGTATAATAACCAAAATTACCTGTAGTACCATCCTTACGCCAAAATGTACCTGTATTTGGTGTAGCAATTACTGAAGTAACCGCACCGTTCAATGCCATATTATAAGACAATGCACCACCTGCAACATCCATAGTACCACCACCTATCAAATCCCAATCAGATGCGGTATCAGTAGGGGTCTGTGAAGTAGCCTTATTGGCTCTATATATCTTTTTATTTACAGTTGCAACCGAATCTTTTGGAAATGCTCCTGCTGACCAATCAGATATTTTAGCACTGTTATTTGGTAAGTTTACCAAAGCTGTTAAAGTCCACAATTGGGTTGTATGGTTATAGTCTGCTAGTCCTAAATTATTCAAAGGAACGACCACATTGGGTTTACCTGCTTGGGTATATGTATTAGGTGCTAAAATTGCCCATCCGCTAGTTGTTGGAGTAGGTAAAACTGTACCTGTTACATTGATATGTTCAGCTTGAACTTTACTTAAATCAGCTTTCTTTGCGTAGTCGTTTTCTACTTCCTGAGCGTTGTCGTTAACGACCTGTTTTATTTCATTCGCATCTTTTGCTGTAAATATTCCATTAGGTGTTGCACCATTGTTAGCAATTTTGTTATTGTAATTAATTGACTTCATATTAGGTTTATACTTTATTCTAAAGTGTTATAAACCGAAGTCAAGGACATAGTCAAAACCACTAGCTGATATATCCGTATAGGTACTAATATTAATGTCATTGGTAACTGTGAATGAAATATTTATCCTATTAAACCTTTTGGTTGCTCTTTTCTGTAGGACTTCCATTGAACTATTGGAAATCATTACAGGTACAAAGCCATTCAATGTTTCGACAAATACTTTTTTGGATGCTATTATTTTACTTATAATATCGTATTCCATATCACCTAAGGGAGCAGATATTGCCGTATAGGTAACAGTCTTATCAACTCCAATTGCTTTGGTGAGTTCTGTGTATACACCATTAATAACAGATAAAATTTGATTGCTCTGCATAGTGTTTTTGACAACACTTATTGATTTTTTGACATTTCCAAAAGGATGGGAATCGATACCACCAAGTTCATTTAACCAGTGGATATTGATAATATCATCAGAACATTTATAAGCTATGACATAGAATGTATAGTCATCAATTACCTGCTCACTCAATTGATTGAATCCTGCAATTTTAACCGACCTTATCATATTGGTAAAGACATCGTTTTCTTCAGCAATTTTTGAAATTGATAAGCGAAAACAATGAAGCTGTTTGTTGGTCAGATTTGTAAATGGTACATTCTTGGTAATAACTTCACCTGTGGTTAAGGTAGTAGTAATAACAAAGTTTGCCAATTGACTGCTACTGTCCGCAAGGAAATAAAGGTATGTATCTATATTGTGGTGAATTTTTGATGCGGTTGGTATATCACTTAAGAACGATGCTAACTGACCACTCTGCACTAAATATTTAGATGCGTTGTCTGAAATGTATTTATTGGTGATACCTTTAAATGAATAAAATACAGATGATGTAACTGTTGGGTCTGTTTCAAGTCCAACAGCATTTAAACCTTTTACTTGTAAATAATAACCAATCGTACCATCAAGATTAGTTATGGTTTGATTATTATTGACTATTGGAGTAAAGGTATAATTATTCAAGAATCTGCTGATATCGATAAAGTTCTTATTTGAAGTCGGTGGTATGAATACCTTTAGCTTTTGGATAATTTCATTGCTTACGGCTTTTTTAATCAAAACTTCAAAATATAGTGTTGTAGGTAAATCTGAAGTAAATTCAAATATGATAGGTGATTCATTAGCTGAATACTTATATGGGTGTTTAGATATTGTTATCATTAGAATAGTTTTAGATTTGAAAATATATTGTCAATGGTGATGTTACCCACTACTTGTTGAGCATCATCAATTAACTGAGGAATCTCTTTTTGGAAAATTGGTTTAGCTTCTTGACCATTTAGATAACGGTCACGTGCCATAGCATAAGCCATTCTATCAATAGCTTTGTCATCACCTTCAAATACAACGTCTTCACCTTTACCTAAGTAATATTTAGTATTTCTTACCTTGATATTTTTTCTTAAAATCCAAGATTTGAAAATCTCTGGATTTGGCATTTTATCACGGTAGGTATAAGGTGAATACGGAGCAGGGGTTGCGTTCACCCCGTTAACTCCAAGGTCAACATAATTAATATATGAACGCCCTAAAATGTTGATTTCTGTATTACTTACTACCTGCATTGACAGGTCACTCATTCCACCTGTGTCAATTAAATCAAATTGGTTGATGTTATCTATTACCCTAGAAATGAAGTCACCACATACGGATTCTAACCCACCTTTTAATTCCCTGAAATCAGCTTTATCAGCACCTAGATTATCAAGAAAATCTAAACTTTGCTGTCTCGCTGAAGATTGTTTTGCCATTGTTATTTTCTTTAAATTAAAGTGTTAAAGAATGGACATTAAAAAAGGGATATATTAAATACCCCTTGTGTTGCTATTGCTCTGTATTGTATTTAGTTCGGATTCATCTATCATCATTTGTGCAATATTAAATACTGCTAGTGCAGGTGTTTCCATAAGTTTAAAAAAGGATTCATTGGTGTAGTTTGCAACATCTTTAACCAATCTGTGAAATCCCCAATTCAGATAAAAGACTTTTTTTATTTCAATTTTTTCTTCTTCCAAAATTGAAGTTTCTCCTTTAGAATTAGTTTCATTGTTTTCGCCATTGAGGATATCAGCGAAGATTGTATAAATCTCTTTAAATGTTTCTTGAGCAAAAAAAAACCATTCAATGTATCTACAATGGACATATTCTTTATTTCTTCAACTGACAGAACAGACATAAAAGATAGGATTTCAGCAATGTTTTCTTTTTCACCCCTTAATTTTTCATAAGAAATAAAGTCATCCATAGTGATATCTTCAAGTTTTTTCAAATTCCATTTAAATTTTGATTGGGTATGGTCAATTTCAGATTCAAAAAATGAAATCTTGTTTATTGCAGATTTGAATTGTGCAGGCTTCATCTTTTCAATTTCTTCAATTGTATAATCTGATAGAATAGATAAGGTCTGAATTTCTTTAGTCAACTCGTCTTTTGCAAATTTATAGTTTGCAATTTCAGTAAATTTATGTGTTGGAACTTCACTCCAACTTGCGTATATGTTTTTCATTTTTTTTTTAAAAATTATGCAGTGCCAATGCACCAAGAATTTGATTTTCTTGTTCGTTTATTGTACATATGCCACGATAACGCCAAAGCTATAACTTGGTCATCGTGTCCCGATATTGCCTGATATTTTATTGTATTAGATTCACTTGAATAGATATACTCAAAATTTAGCATTTCATTACTTACTTCTTCGCAGTAACGAATTTTTCCCTGCTCTACTGCAAGTATCAATTCTTTAATAAGCTGAGGTTTTGAAGCTTTTGTAAATTTGAAGCCATATAAATTAGGTATATCAAGTCGTAATTCATCAAAAATTGGCATACCAACGCCAGTACTATCAACTATTTTATCAACACTTCTAGGTAGGTCTTTTAGTTTCATTTTGGTGTCGTTCCAATCCGATTGCCAACGTTGAAGTCTACACATTGTTGCAACGCCATTTTCATCAGTTAAACCAATAACTACTGACCAATCGACCGTAGATGCAAGGTCAATACCTATAGCTTTGTCTTTTTTCCTTGATAATGTTGGAATGATATTTTTTGCGATATGATTACCAAAAGGGTTTGATGCATTGGCTTGTGGAATTGCTAAATATTCCTGCGCAAATACCATTTCAGGTAATTCAGCTTTAGCTTCTTCTATCACAGACCTATCTAAATGTGGGTTGTCATATGTGCTATAGTGAAATGATTCCCAATTTTTATACTTTAGTTCACTACTTAACCCATAGTTATAAAATTGAAAAAACTCCCCTTGTCCTCTCGGTGTACTTAAAAATATTGCATCCCCATTAAAATCAGTTAAACAGGGGTTAACACATTCGAAAAAGAAATTTTTGAGCGATTTTATGTAAGCGCACTCGTCGAGTATGGCAAGGTGAAATTTATGCCCCCTAAAATTGTCAGGTGCTTCACCTGTAAAAAAGCGAATTGAACCGCCTGTTATTAATTTAATGTAAAGGTCGGTTTGATTACTTTCTTCAATTAATTCACTTCCAATAGTATCAAGTAATTCTTTATAAAATACTTTACCCAATGCAAATGTTGGAGTGACAAATGCAATTAGTTTTTTATCCAATGCCCCCTGTATCGCTAATGATTTGCAGATTAGGCTTTTGCCCCAACGTCTGCCACACATTAAGACTTTTCTTTTAGCTTTACTTTTTAAAAATTTAAGTTGTCCTTTATGTGGGTTAGGTAATATTAATCTTTGTTTCAATTCTAGAAAGGTTCATTCTCGTCTTCTTCATCATTTATAATGTCGAAGTCATCAGCATCATCATTGCTGTCTAATTCATCAATTTCTTGATGTGGTGTTATGTCAATTGGTTGGTCAATCTTTGATAATTCAACAGGCTTTTCATAACTAATTTCAATCTTCGAAATCTGTTTCTTTTCCTCTTTCAAACCTTTTTTTAGTTGAACTTCTTGTGCATAGGTCGAAGTTGTAAATTTTGCCATTTCAATAAGAAAACGAGCCTGTTGGTTTGGGCTTAATTGGTCGAAAATAGCCTGCATTTTTGACATATTGTGGTGTACGAATAAGCCAATCTTTTTACCTGTTTCTTTGTTAATTATGTCACGACTAGACCTAGTTAATTTTTTGTAGCTAAGTGTTTTATTTTCTGAACCCTTTGGGCGGCCGCGGCCACGACCACTGTCATTATTTGCGTTTTCTGCCATTGGTTTTAACTTTTTGGATTGGTTTTGGTTCTTCTACTTCTTTAGTTAAATCATCCTGCATAATATAAGCTTTAATTATATCACTATCATCTTCAATAACTGTAGCCTTGAATAATCCTGTTTTACCATCCTGATTCCAAACCACATTCGGGTTTTCTATTTGGTCGTTATCATACCCTTCAGGATTGAAAGGATTAGTAATATGTTCTAAGTCTGCATTGTATTGCTCGATTACTCCATCTACTGTTTCCTCAGTAGCATTCTTAACATCAATAACCAATTGGTTATTTAATTCAGTTATCGCTTCAACTTCTCTATTTTTCCAATTGTTGATGATGGTTAATGCTTCCTTAATTACACCTCCGCAAGACTTGCAGAATTTTACATACCTTCTATCAGTGATAGCGTTATATATTTCTTCGATTGTGTCATAATCCTTTTCAGGGTTTTTAAATTTTATACTACCTGTGCTGATGTAGCTGTCAATGTATTCTTGGATACTCTCAATTGCTTCCATTATTTTGGATTTTTCCATAATATTTTTCTTTTTATTTTAAAGTGTGACGAATAAGAAAAGGGTAACCGATTAAGTTACCCTGTGCTATCTAAAAGATGATTTTTATGTTTTTTTCCTTGGCTATATCCCTTAATTGTTGGAATATTCTTTCTTTTTCTTCTTTGTGCTGTTTGGTATATTTTCCCTTCTTTTCATTCTTGTCTAACTCGAACAATAATATGTTCTTATCAGCTTCAGGTAGGAAGGACATCAAATAATATAATACGTGCTGTTCTCCTTCATTTTCTTCGCTTAGATGTTCTGAATCACCTGATTCTTGCCATTCAGGGATGTAGAAATCTTTTTCTTCAATCCCGTACATTTCGTCATCATCAAAAAATTTCAAGTTGGATGTGAAACTTATATATTCACCAAAAGAATGTTTGTTATATCCTATCAATTTTGGATGTTTCAAGAACTGTTTTTTAGCAATTCCAAACATAACTTTAACGGGTCTTCTTGGGTCATCTACATACCAATTGTAGACTTCTTCACTATCTTTTTTCAGCATCTTTTCAATGACCTCATTACGGACATCATCCAATATTTGTGAACGATTGGAATAACCATTTTTCCAACACACGTATTTAATTATATTCTTAAATTCTTGTGTTTCCGCTATTTCTCTTACTATTTCATTTTTTGCTTTGTCAAAGTCTATTAATTTTAATTTTCTACTCACTTAATCCTTTAATTATAAATATGCTGATAGCATCACCATCAGCTTCTCAATTGCAATTGCCAATAATGCTGACATAGGTGCAAGCAATAGCATCGCTAAATGCGAGTACATAAAAATTGTACAAGCAAATCCCAACCACCATCCAAGGCATTTTGAGCATTGCCAAGGTTTAGGTTTCATTTTCAATTTGTCGATAACCCATAAGTAGGGGTCATTATAATTCGCAAAGAATACAGCGGTCATAGCTATACCAATTGCTAATAATATTATTTCAATCATATTTTTATTTAATTTTTAAACCTGTTGAGGTTACTCTTTGGTCTGCATCAGATAAATTGAGATGGTAAATTTCTTTTTTAACTTTACCGTTTTGATGTACGGTTTTTTCATTCATAACTTCTTCAACTATCTGCAAATCTTCACCTAAATCCATCTTTGTTAAATTCCACGTGCAGGTAATATTATCGCTGTAATGAACCACATAAAGTACCGTGTCAACTTCAGGATAACTTAGGTTGCTGACAGCTTTATTAACTTCCAAAAAGCAGGTCTTATAAATCTTTGAACTGAAGTTTCTATTCTTTACTTCTGCTAGTATCAATCTATTATTATGTTGTGCATAAGCATCAAAACTACAATTGGGGTCTTCTGTAAATGACCAATTAATGGTAGGATAAACCATTGAAAGTCTTCTACGCCCTAAATTCTCATAATCTGTAAAATCCATATTATTATCTTGTTTAATTATAAATATTAGGCAAAATGAAAAGTGACTGTTTTTACCAATATTTATTTTTCTTTTAAGAAAATAGTGTATGAATGGATTTTTTTAAAGGGTATAAAAAAAAGGGATGACCGTATTGTCACCCCTGATAATTGATTGAAGATTAAAAAATAAAATGGAGAATACCGTTTATCCTATTTCACTGTTTGCGTTTGCACCACGGTATTCAGGTTTGTTTTTATTTCGTTGTAGCAACGAACTGCTACTGCAATTGCTAGGCAAATAAGTAATGCCTTCAATGTAAATTTTAAATTTGTTTTGAACTTTTCCATATATCTATAAATAGTATGTATTTTGAAAAAGTATCTATTTTTTTTAAGAAAAATAATTTTCATATTCTTCATACCTAATTTTGGTTAGCTCGTATGCTTCCTGCTCTGCAATTTCGCTGTAAAAAATATATAATTGCTCACCAATGCTTAGTTGTCTAGTTTCCATTATGCTGTCTTTTTTAATTTTAAATAAATCTGTTGAAGGTAGTTTTTAACTTCCAACATAAGTTTGGTTTTGTCTACCTTTTTATTTTCAATAACTTTTTCAAATGCCTTTTCATAGATTGTAAGCTCAATATTTAAAAAATCATCTGATTTCAATTTTCTGTTTTCCCTAATAAATTGGGTATAATAATATGCAACATCTTTAATGTCACTGAAGCAGAAAGGTTCAAAACCTAAAAGATTTTTAACATCAGTATTTTTGGCTTCTTCATTTAAAATTTGTACCCTCAATGATTCAGTACCATCTTCAATGTGACGAATATCATCTATATATTTATCCAGTATAGTTATTTGTTTATCGGATAACCTAAAACCTTTAGCTATTTGACCTGCTACTTTATTTAAAAAAGATATTAAAAAATCATTTTCTTTAATTCTACCTTCAAGTATATAGTTTTTAACTATCAGGTATTTTTCTTTATTTGTTAATTCTTTCATTATGCTACTTTATTTCTACATTTAATTTTGAACTGTATTGCTAACCATAAGGCTTTATACTGTGTTTCCTTTATTGCAATAGGCATTGGTACTTTATCTATTTTCTTTGTTTTTATTTTTTGGTAGATGTCATTTGCATCTACATTGTTTTTGCTGATATAGTTTTCAATTTCAGAATCATAGGCAGTAGACCGTTCACTAAAGTCCAATTCTTCATCCATTGGGAAAGGTTCTTCTATAATTGATTGGGTTACTTCAATTGGGCTTTCAGCACTAGAATTTGTATTTTCCAATTCATTTATTTTATTCTGAAGTTTCTCATTTATTTGCTTTTGTATGTTTAATTGAGACTTTAATTCATCAATTGTTTTTTGATAATCATCAATTGAAATATCAGGTTTACTTTCACTGTCTAGTTCAATCACAAAATTCAAATCATCATCATATTCACTCAATTCTTTTTTCTTTACAACATACCAATCAACCATAAATCTTTTTATGAACTTGGGTAAAGTCCTTGTATCATTATAGTATTCTTTTTCTTCACCAGTTTTCTTTTTCCATTTATATTGGTCAGTAGTGCTATATTCATTCGATGTAGCACCAATAACAGCTTCATTCACTTGTTTGATAATATTATTTTGGATAAGCTTATTTAGCATATCTGTCAAACTATAACCCTTCTTACCTGATAAGCCAAAAAAATGTTTATGGTTATCAAAATGTAATTGGTAACTTTTTTCTCTGTTAATTATCCAAACAAGGAATTTTGCTTTTTCCTTGAATATGTTGGAATAACCCTTGAAAATTTCTTCGATTTTTTGATTTACTTGGATGGACAAATCTCTAACCACCATTTTACGTGTTACTTCATTTAATGACATTTTTAATTGTTTATACTTTTCCACTATATCCATACATTTTAAAAAGTATAGGTGGGTAGCTACTCCCACCTTAATTAAAATGTATTATTGAAATAGCAACTAGTGGATAATTGATATTTACTTGTTTATATATAACTATCACAATGTTTCAAACTTGATAGGTTTTACCCTTAATTATTTTTTAACCAATTGATATTGAGACAATTTATTTTTTATTGAGATGTTTACAACTCACATATAACGAATATAATGTAAGACCTATCTGAAGTCAAGTTGAGAACCTAACTTTTTTTTAGAAATTATATATTTTATAAGTTTCACGTCTTCTTTCCAGTCTTGTTTCACGTCTTCTTTCCAGTCTTGTTTCCTGTGAAGTTTCACGTCATAATAGTTTAAGTTTCAGATTCAGAAAAAGGTTAAGAGACTTCGTTATATGACGTGAAAGAAGACAGGAATGTTATTATGTTGAAGAAACTAACAGAAAATTGATTGTTGAGATATATTAGTCAGTATGGAAAAACTAAGTATTGATTACAACATTATAAAAAATATAAAACAACAATTGAGAATTAACAATGTAGTTGAGGTTGAGATTCTCAACTGTATGAGTAAAATTTATAAAAAAATAAAAAATATTGAATTCTCAACAGAATTAACTATTGAGGTAAACAACAGAATAAGGTTAGTATTTGGATTGGATAAAACAAATAGATACAATAATTGGATATACAATGTTAAAGTAATATCTTCTCAATAGGATTTAAACATTATGTTACCCTACGGTATGTTTATATATTTTATAAAGTAATTAAGAAATACAATTGAGAAAGATTAAATCTCAACTTTATAAAAGTATGTTTCCCTACGGTATGTAGATTAGTATTGTAATATTATTTATCTCAACTTATAAAATATATAATTCTTCAACAGGATTAAGGTAGTAAAACAAGGTTACCAATAATTACAATATTCCAACTATCTCAATATCCTCACGGATAAGGTTACAGGAATAGTATTTTGAGTAACGTCAACATAGCAAAGGTTCCGCTCGCCAGCCTGCGAGGTTAGGGTCAAAGATGGCTGTATTAGGTCAGCGGGTTAGCTATAATCAATTATTATATCAAAGTGGTGTATGTCATCAAAACGAATGAAAGTGTCTTAAATCGCCTTATTTTAGGTCAAAGGTTCTAAGGTAATAGTTTTATATAAAATATAACCAAGGAAAAATAAATTAAAAAAAGTTTACCTTATAAATTATATAATTTTCCGGTACAAAAAATATTTTCATTAAAGTTTGGATTTTAGGAAATTATTCGTATATTTGTACTATCGATTCGTTCAGGATTGAGATTAGCTAGGTTAACCACCTATGCACATTCAACATTTATAAAATAGAACCTTCGTGGATTAGTATCGGCTTGAAAAATAATGTCGCTTATTTTCAGGTACTTAACATATTTATGCAAAAAAACTTTAATCTTTTTTGATGTTTTTTTTTAGGTCGATGCTATTTATATATAAATAAGATGTAGAGAGAAAAAAAATAAAAAATAAACAAGATGAAAATTAAGAAAAAAGTGCAGAATATAGTTGATAAAGTTTATGACCAATTCAAACAAAATGAAAGTAGTGAAGAATACTATACAGGTGTAGTAACTAACAAAGACGTTTTCTACTATTACACATTAACCCTAGCAGATGGTTTTGATTTCTTTTTACCTAAGAAAACAAGCGAACTTATTAAAGACACTTATCAAGCTTATCTTTACAACGACTTAGATTTAGATAATAGTGATACTAAAACAATTATTGAAACTTTCAATAAATCTAGTTTAGAGTATTTCCAAAAATCAAATCTTCAGGATAAAGAAGAAAAGATAACAGTGTGGCAAGAATGGGTTGAATCCGTGGTTAAAGCGTTTGAAAGCAAAATAAGCGCATAACATTGTGAGAATCCCCCTACATGGGGGATTCATTATAAATAAATATTAACAAGATGAAAGAAGAATACAACGGATTAACCAAAAAAGAAATAGATGATGTTCTATTTGGTGCAGGATGTGACAGCTATAACAGATTTGATAGATTTTTAGATATTTATACAGACCTTGAAGATAACAGATTCTATGCATTAATGAATGCATACGTTTCAAGTGATAACCTGTATGAATACAGGGATGAAATCAAAGATATATTCAGTCGTTTCCAAGGTCAGACAGGAAATTTCCTAAACAATGATGATGCTGAATATTTCAATCAACTACCTGACCAAATAACAATATATAGAGGTATGACAGTTGAAGAATTTGAAGGTGGGGAATATGGGGTTAGTTGGAGTTTGAAAAAAGAAGTAGCTGAATTTTTTGCTAATACATATGGTAGGAATTTTTCAACTGTGGATAGTCAAAAAATAGTAGTTGAGAGAACCATAAATAAAAAGGATGTAATCACCTTTAACAATGAGAGAAAAGAATTTGAAGTAATATATATTAACAATTAATAAAATGGAAAATTTAAAAGAAAAGTGTCAGCAACTTGACCAAGCAGAATACAAAAATTTGTTAAATGTATATCCTCAACTAAGTGCATTGTTAATCAAGATTTCGGATATTGCTACAACTCAATCGCTTGAGCTATTGCAGACAGAAATTGAAAAGGATGAAGAATATAAATGGTTTGACACCAGTGATTGGTTCAATCAAATCCACGGATTCTCATCAAGTTTTATTGAAACTGAAATTGATTTATATTCTGAATCAGAAGGTAAAACAAAGGATGAATTAACCGAATTAGATTATGAAATTATAGCTGAAGATATCCAAAGTTCAGTTGATTGCAACTGTATGTCCTTGGATGATTTAATATTTAGAATAGAAGTGTAAAAAAATTAATATAATAAACAAGAAAAGCCCCCATGTTGGGGGCTTTTTCTATTTAAAATTACCGATACTTTTTTTGTATAGCTGTTGAAAAATCATAACTATCTATGTGATAAATGTTGCCATAAAGATATTCATACGAATAATTATAATTTTCTCCTTCAATAAAAAAAGAAAAATTCCCAAACTTTTGCACAGGCATTTTTTTATTTTCACTAAAACTTAATAATTGTTTCAACGCACATTTTCCGATGTTTAAAATTGTCAAATTATCCATTTAAATCACACTATTTTTTAAAATTTTTAATTTTATAAACAATTTTAAAAAATTATTGTTTTATTCTCCATCATCATTTTTGGGTTCTTTAGAACTTACCCAATTCCCTAAGTATTGCCTGACCTTATCCACTATAGCAACGCCTGTATGCTTTTCAATAGTACTTAGAATGCCAAGTAATTCAGCACCGATTGGTATAGCCATAATCAATTTAAAAATCTCGAATGCTTCTTTAATCAAATGCAACTGAACCGCATTCACAACAATTACCAATATTGAGTACATTATCAATTTAATAATGAATGGTTGGGTAATATCCCAATGTTTACATTCTTTACATTTTCCAAAAAACCAAACAGCCAAATCCATTATATAATCTACCGTGACAAGGAAAATAAGTAAAATATAAAGCTCCCATACAGGGGCAAAAAATGCGGAAATAAATAATAGTAGCTTGGTTACAATACTAGATGTCACAAAGTTGTTGAATAGTTCTTTAATAACATCCATTTTTTAACCCCTCCAAAATCGAGTTGCACCACAGTCAATGTGCACAAAAGTCTTATATTGACCACAACCGCCCTCTTTTTTATTTTTCACAACAGTAGATAACCAACCTTTAATATCTCCATTAATTGGATAAGTGTCCAAGGCATTACCGTACAGATGTTGTGAATTCGTTGCTCCATTTACTGACCTGTTATAGCTTGGTGACCTATATGATGAACTAATTCCAATCGGTGAACCGAATAATGTTCTCAAATTTTGAAGTTCCAAAATAATTTTCAAGTTGATTTTTGTAGTGGTGTCTTTCTTGTTTTTGGTTAGGAATTCCTGAAGTCTGAAATTCTTGGTCAATTGAAAATTTGGTGTGGATGCATTGAACTCAATGTGGTCACCATCTACTTTAATATTGTTCTTAAGACATAAATCTTTTAATTCTTTTAGCGTCATTAATTGGTTTGGTTAATTTTTGCTTATAATTATTAACTTTAACGGATTTATTTGCAGATTAACAAATAATTGCTATTTAGGTCTAAATTTGACCTTCATATCTCGTCTAGAATCAATTATCTTTTTCTTTTAATATCATTGTTCCAAAACAATGTCAAATGCGTCAGAAGGCTTTATTTTGGGTAATATACATTTGTCCTTTTCACGAAAAACAGATAGCCTAATTGCAAATGTTATTCCTGCTGTCCTGTCAGGATTTTCATCATCGAATGGATTTATGTGGATATTTTCATCCATTTCAAATTTCTCAATTTCATCATAATGAAAATCAATGAAATCTTGAGCAATTAACATTGTATCATTATGAATATCATCTACATTTCTGTTATCCAATTTGTTGTTCTGAATGTCAGCTATGGAGATAATGAAATTGTAATTGTTATAATTAGAATTGATTGAATTATTCAGATATTCTATATGACAAACAGGGTAATTAACATCTCTAATTGATGCAAAATCATCCTTATTACTAACAATAACGGTATTAACAAAAGGCGATTTACTAAACCAATCCTTGAGGTATTTTTTGATTTGGTTTAAGTTCATCATTACAGTTTCCATCCTTTCCAATTTCCTGTTTTATTGGCTCTATCTTCGTATATTTTAACATAATTAGGTTCATCTTTGATATACCAACCTGTTGAAAATGGAGCAACAATATCACCTGTTGTTGAGCAGGATTTATTGACATATTCCACCAAACGCATACGGTAGGAATCATATTTGCTTCTGTAGTATTTTTTGATAGATTCAATCTCACCAAGGACAATATTGTCTGCATTAGCATCAGTTATATTCAAAGTTCCTTTATTGGTGTATTTATAATTAAGACTTGTAGTAATATTCAACAATACACCATAAATCAAAAAGTCTTGGATATATGTTTTTAAAAGAATATTGATATCATCCTTAATTATATAATCCTTATCTTCAATCTTAGCCAATACTTCATTTTCAACCTCAGTATAAAGGTCTTGACCAAGGATAGGTAAGAGTTCCAATTGCTGTATTTCTTTGGTAACGATTCTTAATAATTTAGATTCAATATTTTCCTCGATAATTGAATTATCCTTAATTGTACGTTCACTTATAAATAGTGTAAATTTTGCCATTTTTATATTATTTAATTCTAACCACAGATTGCTTTACCCAGTGGTGTCTGCAATTAAGTCCACCCCGTTCACTGAATATGTTGAATCCAAGGACTTCACTCATCTTTTCTATGTCCTCCCTTGAATAAAGTCGGTTAGCCTGTTGGATTTTTTTGCAGAATGGACGTGTCTTTTCATCTATTGGATGACCTTCATAGCTGTATCTAATTTCAATCCTGTTAAGATTTGATGTGTTGTTATTATTAACTCCACTGTTCTTAATTGCTTTTCTCAAATCATCAGAATTGATTAATTGGCTCATTGGAATTAACCTTGCATTGACCAATTTTGCCATTTCTTCACGTATTTCTTGCAAAGTGAATTCATCATCAAGTTTAGATTGAATTGATGATAATGATTGTCCTGCGAATGGTGCAGACTTGATTAAGTAATCAGTTAGTTTGGTGTCGGATTCAAATTTCAATTCTTCATTAAATGCATATCTGCGCAATACCATATATTCACCTGCTTCACTTCCAAAATGTGCAATTGAATTAAATTTCAATTCATCTTCTTCAATTTCCTCTTTTGAGAATTTATGAAAATTAGCAGGTGGAGTAGGTGTAGCAGGTGTAGGTGTACCAACTTCCTTGCTCAATCTATTACCTTGTCCGTTGGGTAATGGGGGCAACCCTGATTTTGCTCTAATTTCATCTATTGTCATCACAGCAGAAACAGCAGGGTCAATTTCATCACCGAAAATATCATAATCTTCAATCTCAATAGGGTTGAAAACGCCTTTGAAAAGCTTATTCAAAGAATCTACTATTTCACGTCTACGATTAAATACGTAGTCTTTCCTGAATGATTTATAAGAGTTTTTATACTCGCTATTTGCACCCAATTGCCCTGCAACTGAAACACCACAAAGTAAGGGTGAAGTAAGTGAATGTGCAGATATAATATTCTGCAATGTTTGCTCATTTAGAGATAAATAAGCTTCATTCCATTCTGAAGGACTAATATTAGTTACTTCAGCAGGTTTAGAATCTTCATTTGCAAAGTTTATAATTATCTTTTTACCTTGACTACCAGTATAGGAATTGGTAATTGACCTTTCAATAGTTTCTTTCATTTCAGGTGTAGGTTCACCGTTGTGAAATGTTATAATTGATGATGGAGAAAAGTTATTGTTGATGTTATGAGAATGGAAATCTATAATATCAATATAAGTTTGTAAGGATTTCAAAGCACCTGAATATTCAGGTTCAGGATAGACTTTATTGCTTGGACTATGACCACCGTAGAAATAAATTTTACTAGTGTAATCACCATTATTATTTCTATTCCATTTACCAAATTCAATAACTTGATTGCTGTTCAATTCCCAATCGTCACAATAGAAAAATTTATCTCTACTTTTATTAGTTCTAATTGTAGATGCAGGAATGTAATTCCATTGGACAGGTTCACCAACACCATTAAAAATTACCTCAATAGCGTAATAACTGAATATTAAATAATCTTCTACTACTTTGCGAAGTAAATCAGTTATAGAATCATCTTCATTAACATTGAAATCAGCCTTTTCATCAGAATTAGCAAACTTCAATCCGTTACCCATAATATGGTTAATCTTACCTTCAATAATTCCACGGTGAATAGGGTTATTATTATATAATTTTAAAAGGTGGTTAGGGTAAAGGTTATTATCACCATAAAACCACATCACATCATTTCCTTTTCTATTACCTTTTGCTTTCTCTACAGGTAATGGAACTACGTTTTGATTGAACATCAAATTCATTATATCCCCTGTAAACTTTTTTGGTTGACTAGGTTGACTAGATGTAAATGGGTTTTTGTTATTATTTACTTTTGGTTTTCGGTTATTACTCATAATTAAGGTTAATCTTCGTATACGGCAAACTCATCGTCACCGTCAAAATTGAATTCGTTTGTCTCAGTGTTTTGACCAAGGTTTGATGATTGGATTTTCATATTACCCGATTCCAATTCACCGTTAGAATCTTCAAGCTGATAGGTATATAATCCATCATTTAGTTCCGCTAATTCATCAGTAATTTCAAACAAGACAAACCTTTCATTTTCTTGTCTTGCAGGTGGTAATTGGATAGTATTAGTTGATAAATCGTAATCAGAAATAATATTGAACAATACCAATCCCGACAATTTTCTGTCAAGTGTAAACCATAGTTTTATGCTTTCTTCATCCTTATTAATTAGCTTGGTCATTCTCTGTTTTTCTCTTTATTTTAAAGTGTTACGGCATAAAAAAAGACCGTTACAGGAGATGTAACAGCCTTTTTGAATTGGTTTTAGGTTAATAATCGGGGGTTGATTATCCTAATACAGTAGTTAAGATTGTAGGGTCAACTAAACGAATTAATTCGTTATCCAAACCACTAATTGTAATTGTGTAACCGTTCAAGTCTGCACCTGCAACACCTGTACCACCTGCAATAGCAGATACTTCATTATATCCTGACAAACCAACAGCAATATATTTACCGCTACGTAATTGGATGATACAAGCTACTTCAGAAGCTTCAAGTAAGTTATTTACGAATGTTCTTGAATCAATTGAGATATCACTAACAACTAAAGTAATTTCAGTTGTCAATTCAAATGAATTAGCTTCAGGGGTTGAAGCATAGTTTTCTACAACTCCGAATGTATTTTTGATTAATCCGACTTCTACGAATTTTTTACCAGTCTTAAGACCAATTTCACTTACCATATTACCAGTAGCATCAACTTTGAAATTAGATACTGTACCAGTCAAGTATTGTAAATCAGAATAGGCAATCATCCATAATTTGGATACACCACCACTAACTTTTTTACAACCTTTTGAATAGGATGTTAAACTTTTTAAACAAGCCATATTTTTTATTAATGTTTATATTTTTTATAAAAAAAGGTGGTGAATTTGCACCACCTTTTTATTCTCTCTTTTTAAAAATCTAGCTAACTAGATTATGCTGATTTTTTGAATACTTTAACTTCACTAGCTAATACCAATTGTACACCCAACGCATAAGCAAAATCCATATAAATTTTCTTCGTTTCAGTTGAATACACCATCTCAGCAGATTCTTCTTCACCCATAAGGTCAGTTCCGATAACATAAGAACGGCTACGTCCAAAGTGGAATCTATCAGTACCGTTTAAGCCTGAAGTTGGTTGTAATCTTGCAGACGTACCAAATAATTTAGCATCAGAAGTTTCTTTGTAAATGTTTTTGTTCGCCAATTCAATGTTAACTGCTTCGTAATCCTCTTGGGATAAGAAAATAACAAAGTCAGGAGCATTTTTTACAGCTTGGTCAATCGTTAACAATGCTTTTTGCAAACGCTCTAATAAAGTTGCACCAGCAGGTAAAGTAACAGCTGTAGGAGCTAATTTGTTAAAACCATCGAATTTATTCAAGTTTGCATTAGCAGATGCAGTATCACCTTGCCAAATTAATTTTTCATTTGCTTCAGCAATTTTAGAAGCACGTAATTTCATAAAGTCCTGAGCAAATAACAATTCAGAATAAGTCTGACCTTGAGTAAGGTATTCTACAGTCCATTTCTTTTCATAAGCTTTTGGACAATAATCTTGTTCGTCTTTCAATGGAACTACAGTGATTTTTGCATCAGTTATAGTTGTTGAACCCAAAGGTGAACGTCCACAGTTGTCGTTTACTTGTAGGTTTACGTCTGCATCCAACAAAGGGATTGATTCAGTTCCCTTGATACCTACCATCAATGAACCTTCCGATTTTAAGAATGCAACAGTAGAAGCATCCATTATAGATTTTACCACAAATTCAGTGGAATTTTGCCTAACATAGTCTGTCAGGGCTGATAAATTTAATGCCATATTTAATAATTGGTTTTAGGTTTATTTTTTACCAAGGATACCTGCTAATTGGTTTAGCTTATTGTCCTTGTTATTCTCTTTTGTTACTGATACAGCAACAGGTTCTTTGCTGAATTTTGCAACAGCGTCTGTTAAAGCTTTTACATCATCATTGGTTTTCAAAACCTTTGCGAATTCAGCTTTCAATGTTTCAATTTCAGCAGATAATGCTTCAATCTGTTCTTGTGCCTGCTCTACTACTTCAATTACTTTTTCAGCAACTTTTGAATCTTCAGCAGGGGCATCAGCATTTTCATCTTCAAAATCTTCAGCAGATTCTTCAACTACTTCAGGTTGTTTGATTTCAGCAATAACACCTGCTTCTACACGGATTTCAGTTGCTTCATCAATCGCATACCAACCATCAGGAGCTACATCACCGCCTTCACCATTACCAATGGTAACAGGTGCACCTACTTCTAACACAGGGTAAGAAATTGATTGACCTTCACTAGTTTCGGTAATCTCGAATTTGTATCTAACTTTAGAAGTAATAGATTTAGATTCTTTACCAAAAACCATTTTCTTAAGGTCATTAAGTGCATTTTGCAATACATTTTTATTTTCTTTTTTATTCATAATTAGGTTTATGTTTTCTTTAGCATAAAGTGTGATTACCCATTATTGGAGTTGTACAGGTACTTGTAATAGTTCTCTACCAAGGAAAAGATTTCATTCAATTCTTCATCAGTAGTATCTTCTTCAACAGTTTCAATTGATATAACTACATCAGCAACTTCATTATGAGGGTTATCAACAACTTGGTAATTGGTTTCGAAGAGTTCAAAAAGACCTTCAACTGAAAATCCATTTTTCTTACCATCCTTTATATCCTGCCATAATTGGTCATCACAAACTTGGACAGCTATAACCCAACTACCATCGACCACATCACCCAATTGAGCAGGTGCTTTGAATCCCTTCTCATTGTCAACTATAATATTTTGGAAAACATAGCTATTAGCATCTATTGCTTTATGGTCAACATTTAATTTGGTTGTTAATCCTTTTCGCATAAAGGTGTGTACGATTTTTTCAATCTTTTCCTTGGTGGCTTTTACGTATAATTCTTGGTTACCAACTTTTCTATAAATAGGTAAATCAGGAATCATAGCTATTCCATACAATTGTTTTTTATCTTCACTGAAAGCTAGTTTCTTGGTTTCAACCTGCTCACTGAATGCAAACCAATTAGCACCTGTAGCAGGGGATGCAACAAGACTAATCATATCAACTATTTTATTTTCTGCTTCATTGATGTCTAGGTCATATATTGGTAGGTTTTTATTCATAATTTACTTTAGGATAAAGTGTGAAACAAAAAGGGGCAACCGTTATAGTCACCCCCTGAATTATTCAATTAAATCTTACTGTAGGATTCAGCGAATGCATCCTTTTCTTTTTGTGTCTCTAGGTCTTTGTTTACAATATAAGCCTTCACAGGTTCTTGTTTGGTTTGACTTTGATTCTCTATTACCCTTACATCCTGTGTTTGTTTAGGTTGAAGTTGAGTAACATTTATTTGAGGTGCAGAAATGTTATTCCCACCTGTACTGCCTGTTTTATTGTTTACCTTGGTGTTAACAATTTTATAAACATTTGCTAAACCTGTTGCAATAATTCCGCTCATTGCAATTACCCTCTCCCAAGGTCTACCCACAAAGAATGGGTCTTTTAAAACTTGTGAACCTGCTAAATAAGCATTCATTGTAGCCTGTGCTACAGCTAATGATTTTTGCCAAAGTGTGTTTTCTTCACTTATTACTTTACTAGCTTCAAGCAATTGATTGGATGCGTCAAAATATAGATTTTCGCTATCCATTTTCTTTTGCGTTTGGTTCTGATTGATTTCAATTTTCTTGTCACTAGCATCTTTTTCTGCTTGAACCAAATCATTTTTAAATTTTGCATCTATCTGTGCAAGTTTTTCAGCATTTTCGATATACAGTAACCTTTCCTGCTCATAGTTCAAACGAAGCTGTTCAATTTTAGCGTTGTGCAGTTTGTCTACATTATCCAATACTAGTTGAATTTCTTCATCAGTTAATGGTTTAGCTTCGTTGGATGGTAAACCTTTTTCAGATTCATTAATTTCATTCTGAACATTGAGAACATTAGTTTCTTGAATAGTGGTTACCTTATCAACCGTGTCCTGAAGTTCCTTATCCTTTAATGCTTTAATGCTATCTGTTAAACCTTTGTTGATATTATATACTTCATTCGCATATTCAGCTTCAATCTTAGCCAAGTCAACAGCATTATCTTTAGCCAATATTTTCTTTTGCTCATAACTATCCTTAGCATTTTTAAGTTCAACATTTGCAACTTTATTAAGGTCTTCAACTGTTTTACCTTCGTTGCCTGTTTTAGCATTCAATAAGTCAGTTTGTCCTTTGGTTTCAATTTCAGTTAGTTTTTTCTCATTGTCTTCCAAGTCATATTTTTTATTGATTTCAGCTATTTTAGATTCTTTAGCTTTTTCCAATGTGGCTACATCTTGACCATATTTTTTTGCTTTGGCTATTAGTGTTGAATAGTGAGCATCGATATCATCAACTTCTTTCTGTCTTTCAGTTTTAGCTAAATCAGAAATGTATTTACTTGCTTCAGCAACTGCATCTTTTATTTCTTTCAATCCATTATCAACAGCAGATGCAGTTGATTTAACTTGGTCTTTAACAAATTTATTGTGTTTTATACCTTCAATTTCCATCATATCAGTAAGCTCATCCACTCTTTTTTGGTCAGCAGATGAAAGGACTTTATTCTTAGATTTCAATTGGTCAATTTCATTTTGCCACATCTTTTTCTTGGTGGCAAATATTTCCTTTTCTTTTCCACCAGTGGCTTCGAGTATTTTTATTGTTTTTTCAGATTCATCATTGAATTTTTTGATATTATCAGTAGCTTCTTTTTTAATTATACCCTGACCGTATCCGCTTTTGAAATCTTTTATAACATTACCAACACGTTCAATTGGGTTGAATGCAGTTAATATTTCTTTTCCTGCACCTTTCCAGTCACCCTCCTTGAACATATTGAATGCTTTAATTGCACCTTGAATAGGACGTACTATGAACCCAACAACGGCTTTTCCGACTCCTTCAGCTATTGCAGAAAAATTGGTAAACTTAGAACTGATACCATCTATAGCAGGAAAAAATTCTTTAACCGTTGCAGATAATGATTCCCAATTTTCGACTAAATAAGAGACAGCAGTAATAACTAAACCTATTCCTATTGAAGCTAGTGAAATTTTTAACAACTTGGTTGCAGAAGTAGCACCATTTGTACCAGTAACCATTGCCTTCATTCCTTCGACATACTTACCCAATGATTCTACACCATCTTTAAGGGTCATTAATGCCATCATCTTTTGGATTGATTTCTCAGCTGTTTCTGATTCTATCCCTAAACTAACCATCGTTGACTCAAGGATTTGTCCTACGCCCACAACACCGTGAATTGAACTCTCAAATCCTTTAAAGGCATTTTCAATCTTCATCCCTGATATCGTTCCTTTTAGTTTGGTGATGGTTTTAGCAACATCATCAAGTTGTTGGTCAGTGGCTAAACCTGAAGCTTTTAGCTGTTTGAAAACATTATTTGCTTGGTTGAGATGGTCACGTAATTCACCAATAGAACTATTGTCAAAATCAATTGAATCAAAAGATAAAGCAACATTTGACAAATCCTGAAAACGTCTTTTTAAGGCATCAGTATCAGCTAGGGCTTCAGATGTATTGATGTCTACAGGCACAGTTATACCTTGAATCTGACCGTTTATATTGTCCATAACGGTCATCAATTCCGACATCATCTGTTCTGAATCACTATCGTTCAATTGAAATATATCCTGAAATAATCTTTGGGATTTTTCTATTTCATAGTTGAGATTGTCCAATGAAACATTAGGTAAATCGATATTCTTAAGGTCATCAAGTCTACCTTTAATATCATCTACATTAGCATTTACTTTTATATCAATATTCTTGACCTCAGCAATCTTTTGATTTAATGTCTGTATCTCAGCAGAAACATTTTTTAAATCACCGACTGAAGCCAATCCCGAAGCAGATAGTTGTTTGAATAGGTTCTTTGCTTGGTTTAATGCAATTTCTAATTCATTTACATTGATTTGGTTTAGTTCAATGTCCTTGTACTTATCAACAGCTTGGGTTAATTCACCAAACTTCTTTTTTAATGCTTCAGTACTTTGAATTGCATTCTGATTATCGACCTTGACATTAATTAATATTTCCCTTTTGTTTTCTTCCATAATAGGTTTTCACTTTAGATTAAAGTGTTAAGGGAAAGGCATTAAAAAAGGGATAACTGTAAAGCTATCCCTATGGAAAAATTAGATATTAAATTGGTTTAGGTTATATTGTAATCTTTAATCATTTCGTCTACGACCTGACAAAGTTCATATTCTTCTTTACTTGTAAGTACTTCCAAAACTACTGTTAAGTATAAGTACTTTCTATATTCTTCTGTTTCATCCCTGTTCATAATGATATCAAGGAAATCAGATTTTACCCTAATGTAGTTCATAATTTCAGGAGTAAATACTTTGTTAAGACTATTGGTTAATTTATCGGAGGACATTACTTATTTAATTTAATTTTACCATCAACAACTTCAAATGGTATTTCTTTTTCAAGTCTGTTGTCATTTCCATAATCAACAAATCTATATTCACCATTGAATAATGGTTTATTCTTTTTTGCTAAGTCAGTAATGGTATTTTGATACCAATAACCAACATCTTTAATTGCTATTATTTCTGCACCATCTTCAAATTTTTCATAACTAACAGGTATAATATTACATCTATCCACAGGTCTAATTTTTGGTGCTAATGTCAATCTGATAAATTCCTCAACATCAAAAGAATAATGTGATGGAACTTGTGTTATTTTAGCATCTTCATCATACCATTTTTTCAACCATTCATAATCATTATCCTTTTCAATTTCTCCTTGCTCGTACTGTTTCAATCTTAAATCTCTTTTGAATTTGTTAGGACAATACCAAATACCATCTTTTATCAACACTTCCATAGTATCTAAATTTAGATACCCTTCTAAATCTTCTTTCCATTGAAAAGGGAAATCAATGTTAGCATCTAAAATCGGTTGAAGAAATTCAAAACCTTCTTTTAATTTGTTTTCTTTACTCATAATTTATCTATATATCTTATAAATACTGCAAAATCTGAAAGTTGTAAAGGCTGAATACTTAACACATTGATACTGAACTAGAATAATTTAAAATAATTTTCAGAAGGCTTTTCTTTTGGTTCTTTGCGTTCAATCATTTCTGATTTAAGCTTGATATCAGATTCAATAATATCGTTTAGCAACCAAGCTAGGAATGATGCATTGTCATTTTCTTCAATGATTACGGATAGTTTTAAAGCATTGGCTAAGGCTTGGTGAAAATCATCATATGATTCAAAATGACGTTCTTCAGGTTGTGTTACATATCGACCAAGTTCAATTGATAGTTTGGTTTTATCAACCAAGAAGGTTGAACAATATTGATGCAGTATTTCAATCAGGTCATCATTATCTTCATCTAAACCCAAATCATAATATTCGGGGTCATCTACCTCATCTGACAATAGGATATATATTTGTTTCAATAAGGAATAGTCATCCAGTTCGGATTGTTCATTGTATAAGGATTCAAGCAAGTCAAATAGTTCTTGATTAATTGGTTGGTTATAGACAGCAAACTCATAAAGTTCTGCTAGTTCAGCTCGGTATTGTGACATAAGTATCTTTTATTAAAAAGTGTTGGAAATAAAAAAAGGATAGCTTTATTGGCTATCCTCTATAATTAAATAATTTTAAAGTTTTTTTAAGTATTGTCAGCAATTCTAGAAGTATTATATTCAATATTTCCTGAATTGTTATTTATATCTTCTAAAATCTTTAATTGTTTTCTAGACAATTGCACCAATTCTTCTAACAAATTGTAAATTTCTGTTACTTCTGAGTTTAAATTTTCTAGCTGTTGTTCTAATGGATGTGTACTCATAATTTCTTGATATTTAGTTGTTAATAATTTTTAAATAAACATAATAAATTTTAGATATTAATCCAATAAAAGATAGAGGATATGCAACCCCCTAAATAGACTGTATTTAATCAAAAGTTAGAAATTGATTATGATGAATTCTTATACCTTTTTTTATTTTATATATATTTGGTTTACAAACTAATTAACCTAATAGATTTTTTTTATGAGTAATCCATTTGAAGCCAATATTGATAATAAAGAAATATTACAAGAATTTTTGAGTTTCATTTCTCCAAATGATAATGTCGATATAATATTATCCGCTCCATTTGGGGCAGGAAAAACATATTTTTTGAAGAATGACTTTTTTTTAAATACTAAAGAAATTTATAATGTTTTTCATTTATTTCCAGTAAACTATTCAGTTTCTTCTAATGAAGATATAATGGAATTAATAAAATATGATTTACTTCAGGAATGTCTAGTAAACCATTTTAATGTAATTGAAAATGATGATTCTTTAGGTTTTTCCTCAGCATTAAAACTTTCATTTTTCTTAAGTGAAAAGTTCAATATAATTGATTTTTCAACAGGAGTACTAGAGAAACTTAATAATCTATTTAGCAATAATGAAAGTGAAATATTAGAACATTCTGTGAAACTAACAAATTTCTTAAATAAGGAATGGAATAAATTTAAAACCAAATCACAAGTCAAAACTGAAGAAACAATAATTGAAGATTTCTTTAAATCTTTTTCTAATAAAAAGGGTATTTATGAAAATGATGATTTCACAAAATTCATCAGGTCATTTCTAATGAAACTCAAAAATAATGAAGAAGAAAATCCCAAGAAAAATATTTTAATAATTGATGATTTAGATAGGATTGACCCTGAGCATATATTCAGATTATTTAATGTATTCAGTGCGCAAAAAAATTATACCACGAACAACCATAAATTTGGGTTCGATAAAATAATTTTTGTTTGTGATATAAATAATATAAGAAAAATATATCAACACAAGTATGGAAGAGATGTAGATTTTTGGGGTTACGTTAGTAAATTTATATCAAGAAGAGTTTACCATTTTGACAGTAAAAATCAGGTAATAAAAAACATTCGAAGTGTATTATACAATGCTAAGTACAATCAACACTTAGATAATGAATTTCTTTTAAATGAAAGTTACCAATCTACTCACCTTAATTTAATTTCTTCCATTTTGTCTATTCTTTTGTATTTAGAAAGAATAAGTTTAAGGGATATTTTGAAGATTGAAGATATGGTTATTAAACAAGAAGAGTTTTATTCCATTAAAAGTAAAAAAGACCGATTAGTATTATTTATAGATAAAGCAATCGGTGGGAAAGGAAATTTTAGAGAAATTATAAAGTCATTAAATTCATCAGGTCTAAAATTTAACTATATAAATTTGGGTTTGGATAATAGAGAGGCTGAAGGGATTTTTATAAATATTATTAAATTTATTGTAAGTAATGATATTGAATTTGATTTAGAAATGATAGCCAAAGGAAATACTTCTTGGAAAATTCAAGATGAATATTATGTAACTGTTGAAGAATATAACAATCAATATACCTTTAAATTACAAGGTTATGAAAATGGAAGGTACGAGTCTTTTGATTTAATTAAATACTTGAATGAAAATATTAATTAGATGTAGAAATAAAAAAGGCTAACCGATAGTGACTAGCCTTCCAAGATAAAATAAAATATGAATGATTATTTCTTTAGTTCTCCAATCATATCAAATAATTCATCTGATACATATTGGTAATATCTACCATTCAATGCATCGCTGATACCAATAAGATAGTTTAATTCATTTCCTTTGACAGCCTTGTTAATCTTTGCTAACTGTCCTTTGCTCATTATATCTGATAGTACCATATGAGATACCAATTGTTTAATTCTCTTTTCCATAATGTTATAATAGTTCATTAGTGTATGTTTATAAATAGTCTTTTGATTGGGATAATTAAAGTGCAGGTACTACTTTCTTTGTGATATCAACATATTCAAGTAAATCCCGTAGGTAGTTTTCGGTTTCTTCAATAGATGCGTGTCTATTAGCTTTCATTATCTCAGCAACAGTCCATCCGTTTAAGAACTTCTGAACATTGGAATAATGCTTGACAGAATACAGTGTATAGCCTTTTTTAGATAGACCTAGCTTATCAATAATCCTAATGAATCTTTTATAAGGTCGGTTAGGATGGTAGGAGAGAGTACCCCAAAGAACAACATCATTGCAGAATAGGTAACTATCAGCAGGTGCATTAAAGTAGTATTGTTTTAGTAACTTATAAAAGTTGTCATCAATATGAACATATCCATCTTTTTTGTTCTTGCTTATATCAGCAGGGATATATATAGTTCTCTTATTCCAGTTGATGTGCTTTACCTGCAATGAACATAATTCACGTGGTCGTATACAGGTGTAATAGATACTACGTACAAACATAGACAACATAACATCCTTATCTACTTCAGTCATTATCTTATTGAAGTCATCCTTACTAAATGCTTTGTTGCGTTCAGATTTAGATACATATTTAGATTTGATTCTTGATACAGGATTGGTATCGATATATCTACTATCAATGGCAAATGCAAATAAACCACTGTATATACCCTTTGCATTGTTATAGGTTTTATTCGACCATTTAAGGTCATTTTGCAAAGACATCATCAAATCATTAATATCCTTATGGTAGATACTATTGATATTGGTATTACCTAATTCATCTGATATGTACTTTAGTTTAGATTCATAAGACTGAACTGTTTTAAGCCTTGAACCTTTGTTTTTATGCCATTGGATAAATTCCTTAACAGCTGTTTTAACTGTAGGAATAATTACAGGTTTTGCTTTAGGTAGGTTATATGTTCCTTCTTTAAGTTCATTCTCAATAGAATCTCTTAGCTTGTTAAACTCAGATAACTTCTTGTCATAATTTAGTAATCTGTTAAGACCGTTACTTACTCTTTTTCGTTGGTCACCAATTGTGAATTCAATCACCCATTTGGTTTTTGCTTGCTCTGCTTTGGTTCTGCAATTCTTGCCAAAGTTAATCTTGGGAATAGTGTAGTTCGCCATTTCTCGCCATTTTGTTAAATAATTCATTAATAATTGCGCACTCATAAAGGGTACACTACAACAATAAACTAATAACTGCGCACTCCTAAAAAGCCACTCTACATACAT